ACCAGAAGCCAGTTTGTTTCCTCAACGGCTGTGATTGCGGTATCTAAAAGTCCGTTTACGAACGTAGTCAAGGTTAACCCTGCCGACGCAAAGTCAAATGTCTGAAAAAACTCATTAATACCGGCTGCTATAGAGAGACCAAAATTCTTCCAGTCAAAGTTCTGTCCAAAAGACAGCGCGGCATAGATCGCCGTATTCAGTGCCCCCGCAATCGTTCTGCCGGTTGCACCAAACAGTTCCGGCGAGATCAGTCCGTTTAAGAAATCGGCCAATCCTTTACCAAAATTCCTGGCTCCCTGGTAAGCACCCTCCCAGTTAATGTTATTCATTGCTTTGGTGAGCACACTTCCGATGTAATCTCCCAGATCATACAGGCTGTCGATTTCCTTGAAAAATTCATCCACCAGGCTCTCGCCGCTGGGAAACGATCCAAAGTCAATCGTATCGCCCGCGCCGGAACCCCCACCGCTCCCGCCGGATCCGGAACCAGAACTGCTGCTTCCGATATCATTAATCTCATCGAACACTGCCAGGCTCTTTTTCATGTCGGCTGCTGATTGGGCAGCACTTCCCATATTATCCGCTACATCACCGGAGGATCCCGCCGCCGAAGCCAGGGAATCCGATACGGAACTGCTTCCGCCAGAACCACCTGCATCACCAAAAAAGGTGGCGGTAAAGGCCTTGAAATAGTTGGCAAGCGTCTGAAGCTTTGCAAGCACCGTATTAATAACCCGGATTACAGGCGTAAAAGCATTGATAAGCCCTTGGCCGATCGTTGCCTTTAAGTGGTTAAACTGTTCTGACAGTATTCTGACCTGGTTTGCCCAGGTTCCGGCGTTTCGTGCAAAGTCTCCCTCTGCAAACCGAAGCTTATCCTGGACAAAGGCATACCTTAAAGCCACCTTCTCCGCCTCTGACATTGCACTGATCTTCTTTTTATAGCCCTTTTCCATGGCGAAAGCCTGCAGATTGGCCTGCGTCATTACTACCCCTAAATCTTTTAAGGATTCCGTTTCACCTGTGAATACGGATTTCAGTTTTGTATAGGCAGCATCCTGGCTGGTATCATAAAAGGAGGCAACATCGGCAACAAGGCCGGTCAATGTCATACCCATATTCGCTGCCGCTTCTTCATTAATGCCGAAACCTCTGGCCATGGATGAAAATACGCCGGTGTAGCGTTTTGCCGCGATCTCTGACAAACCAAAATTCTTAATAGAGTTTTTGGCGAAACGGTCAATTGTTCCCTCCATGCTGGGGACGGCCTGCTGGATCACATTATCCACCTCTGCCAGCTGACTGCCTAAATCAATACAGGACTTTCCAAACATGATAATAGCGGTCAGACTTAACGCTGCCGCTACGACTCTGCCAATTTTAGAAAAGGCACTGCTTATTCTTTTTGTCTGCCGTTCTACATGGGAAGCAGTGGAGGTTGTTTGTTTTTTCAGTTTTTCCACTTCATCCCGGAATGGCTTTGTTTGTGCTTCAATAATGACCTGAAGCTTTTCCAGTGTCAATCCGTCCAACTACTTCCCACCTCCATTCCTGTTATTGTGCCGGCTTGCAAAATCGATCATCTGGGCTTTATACACTTCCATCTGCCGGTGCTTCTGATTCTCTTCTATCGACTCCCGTTCGTTTTCAAACAGCTCCGGGAAATAATCCCACAGCTCCAGAATCTTTACTTTACTGCCGCCAAGCACCAGACTTACATACTGGCCGATATCCTTTGCCAAAAAGTGTTTTAACGTCAGATCGCGTTTGTACTCCGCTTTCTGTCTCCGCTCATAGCTTTCCATCAGATCCGTTATCTCTGCCAGGGACAGTTCCCAAAAGTCAGCAGGCGCAAGCCCACAATCCAGAGCATGAGGATATATTTCAGATATCAAAGTAGAAATATCGGTTATAGCAGCTCCTTGGCTTCCTCCAGCTTCACATCCATCGCCGCCTGCTGGTCTTCCGAGAAAAAACCGGATACCCGGTAGATCTCCAGCAGCACATCCGTCATAAAGGTCATCTGAGTGCCGCCCTCCTCGCAATAGCGGTCAAACAGGTTTTGCACATCGGCATATTTGATTCCGTGCTCCCATTTCTTCATGGCCGCCTGCGTAATGGTCAGCATGACGGCCAGCGGCGGTACACCGTCCAGCAGGTTCAAAAGATTGCGCTTATACTTTTCCTCCAGCTGGCAGATCACGGAGGTAGTCAGCTTCATCCGGTATTCTCTTCCACCTACTTCCCAGACCGCAAAGGGCTTGCGTTTCTTTTCTTTCTCTTCGCTCTTTTCCGAAAAATCTAATACCTGATTATCTTTAAGTTCTTCATCAAATCCCTGAAAATCCTGTTTTTCCTGTTTCATCATTTACTCCTTTCATTATGTTGGATCAATTACCGTGATATCGCTTTGTAAGCCAAGGCTTAGCGTATACTCAATTGCTGCATTTACGCCGCCCCGCCAACCTTTAAGCTGCACTGGGCATCAAACTGAAATCTAGTACCATCCGGAAATTTCTGCTCAAAGGAAGCGGTTTCCCCGCTGTCTGCAATCTCCCTTAATTCGCGGTAAGAGTTGCCAGCCTCTTTATTATCCCACTTAAAGGTATAAGCAAGATCTCCGGGATCTCCGATCCCCAGTTCTGTGATTTTAATCTTATCGGCAAGCGTTGTATTATCAACCTTTTCCGGTTCCATCCCCAGTTCAGGAACTTCTTTTAATCCGCTCAGTGCGGCGTATGAAGTGGCTCCTGACTTCTTAACGCTTAAGGTAATTCCATTTGCTAACATATTGTTTCTCCTTTCTTACATGCTGTGATAGACTGCGCCGGTTTCTACATCAATGACCATTTCATAGCGCATCTGTTTGTGTTTTAAGCCGCTTGGGTCTTCCACGTCCATGCACTGGGTTCTTTTAAGCCCCAGGGCTGCCACGGCTCTATCTATTGCCATAGCAGCCGCAGAAGTGCTTTTCCGTGCCCAGATATCAATCCGGTACCGGCAATACGCTTTCTGCTCTTGCATATCCGTGTATTCAACCACTTTATTTTCTTCCTCCATATACTGGATCGCCAAATCCTGCTCCCAGTCCCTGGGATAAAAATCGGTTACGTGTTCCGATACGGTACTAAGTGCTACATAAACCTGATCCTTTACATTAATCATTCGCACACCTTCCTTATCTCCCTGGATATATAGTTTGCTATGTTCCGGGTAACCCGCTCTTCGTTGTTTTTAAGAGCCGGATATAAAAATGGCTGGGCTGCCTGGCCGGAACAACGATAAAAGCGCCCTTGTTTTGTGTCAATAAAAAACCACCCGTATTTCTCTGCCGTTTCGGCATCGATCTGGCTCTCATGGATCCACCATGGTTCCTGCGTGTAGGACGGATTGACTAATGGTGATATACCGCTATGGTTTGCTTCTCCCTTCGGACCCGTTCCCATCTCCACAAAGGGACCATGGGCTTTATTGGTATAGATCGCCCCGATCACCTTCTCATCCTGCGTTTCTACCTTGCTGCTTATGCTTCTGCGCAGCTCTCCATCATCAACGGGGCATAACAGCTTGGCTTCCGCCTTTACCAGCTGGGCGGCGGCACCCACTGCACGCTCCAAACCCTGTTCGGCAGCTCCCTGGGCAAGTGCGTTATACTTTCTCATCAGACGGTCAAGTCCTTTGATTCCATTTGCCATTAGATCCGCTCCACCTCCAATGTCAGGTACCGGTGAGGATGGATTGCAATAACCCGGTAGTCCGGAGCCGATGTCGCCGAAACATTCAGACAGATTCCATCATTCACGGTTATGGCGGGACCATCATCAAACCTAAATACTGTTTTCTTTCCCTCTGATGATTCCTGATAATGTCCTTCAATCCGTAGATTCCGGATATTGGCAAGGCTGACACCGTAAAGCTCTGCCTGTATCTTTCCTCCGGCTGCCCACTGCTCCGCCTGAAAGGATACCGCATCCCCATATTCCGTATAGGAATTCCCTTCATTATCCTTCTTTGAATTCGCCGCCCGGTGATGATACACGTTCAACCGGTTCTGTTTGATTCTCATAGGCTTTTCCTCCAATCCTTGCCAGCCGGTACCGGTTCAGTACGTCATAGATATGCTTTGGTGCGGAATCAAACGTATAGCTTTCGCCGCCCTCACTCCGGCCAGACTCCCCTTCGGTGCCGCGCCGGTTATACGCAATTACGGCCAGATCCCGAACAGTTTTATCAAGTCCCTTTGGTAACTTCGCCCGGCTGGTATATCCGAGCACAAAATCCTCGGCATCAGAAAGCAAAAGGGAGAGTATGCTCTCGTCACTCTCCCCGGTCATTGCTTTTAATTTTTCCGTTTCTGTCACTTAAACCACTTCCTTTAAGATTTCTAAAAGCTCCTCTTTCGTTAAGGAGGAATACCCTTCCAGTCCCTTTTCTTTTGCCAGTGCCTTTAACTGTGTTACGTTCATGATGGTAATATCAACCGCCCCGGCACCGCCATCCTCATGCACTTCTGGCTCTGATAAGTCCCTAAACCCGTCACTTTTAAGTCTGGCGGCCTTTGCTTCATTTTCAACGATTCTTTCTACATTCCCTTTAATCAGTCTCATATCAGACCTCCTTATGCTGCATCTTTAATGCTTAAGTAAATGCTGTCCAGTTTATTATCCAGTACCCAAATATCATGGAACCGGCGATAGTCCATCTGCCATGCATTCAGCTTCTGGTTGATGGTGGGATCGAAGATTCTCATAATATCCTGCTTGGTGACTGCGATGGGAGTAGTCCTCGGGCAGATAAAGAAGTTGATATCTTTGGCCGTGGATCCTTTTACATATCCACCCTGCTCCTGTCCGGCGGTCGCACCGTCATAGACCGTAATAGCCGTATGCATCCGGTTTGATGGGGTGGAGACAATCGGCACTCCGTCAACCGAGGGAACTGCCGTATCAATACCGTCTTTAGAGAACGTCACAGTTGTGATCTTACCCGCCAGCTCAAGTTCCAGCTCAAGGATAAAGTCCGGGGTTGCCTGGACTACCAGCGGACCGTTATACAGTTCCCGGATTGCCTTAATTCCTTCCTTGAGTTTACGAAGCGCAGAGGTTCCGGTCGCACCGGGCGTATACCCATAAGCAACCATACCGGCCTTGTTTGCAGTGATTGTCTCACTGGCAATCTTTGAAATGCGGTAAGCGTCAATCTCCGGCACAACAAACACGCGCTGGAATTCGCCCATAACTGCGGCTGCCGTTGTTACAAAGTTGTTTTCATTGATATCAACCGGGTCAAGCTGGAACTTTCGACCCCTGTCCTGCGTCATCCGGCGGGTCTGGTACTTTAAGGTTACGCCGCCCTGCTGATATCCGTTGTCCCGGTCATAATCCCCCATTCCCTGTACCGAAATCTTCGGGATTTTTACTTCTTCTCCGCCGTTATAAATGACCTGCCCGGCATTGGCATCCATCCAGCCGGTTGTTGCTTCCCGGACTGCAACCTTATCCAGTGTGTTCATAAAAAGGGTTGCTGTTGCTAAAGTGTTAATTGCCATATCGTTTTCTCATCCTTTCTTTTACTGCCCCATCATCAGGGCTTCTACTTGTTTTTCAAGGGCTGCCGCGTCACCCTGCGGTGCCTTTTTCGGCGGAATCCCGCCTTTTAACTTTTCCTCAACTGCCGTCTGTACCGCTTCCTGGAATGCCTTTTCTACTGCCTCCAGGGAAGTCTTACAGGTATCTGCATCGGTATAGTTTAGAATCTCTGCCAGGCTTGCCGGCAGCTTTTTCTCTGCCAGGGTGTTCTTTGCTTCTGCCATCAGCTCCCGCTTCGTGATGTCCGCTTCACGGGCTGCCAGATCCTTTTCCTGCTTCTGCCGCATATAATCGGCTTTTTCCTCTTTGTTCATCTTGGCAAGCTTCTCCGCTTCGGATAATTTATCATCCATGAGCGCCGACCATTTGTCATTAGCAGTTCCCAGAGCTTTCTGTATCCTGCGGTCAAACTCTGCCTGATAGTTTCCTTCTTTTAAGATTTCATCGAATGTCTTCGGCTTTGCCGGATCGCCATCTTTGTTGTCACCTCCGGTACCAGCATCACCTCCACTTGTACCAGCTCCTGCACCTTCCGTTCCACCGCCTGCGCCGTCATCGGCTCCGGCTCCGTCCCCGGGTTCAGCAAATAACTGTAAATTCATCGGCATAAAACTTTTTCTTTTCATTCTCTTTCCTTTCTGCCCCGCCCCGTTCGTTTGCCC